CGTAAACTTTAGCGTCACCGATTTCTTTTCCCATAACTTTTTGGCTGAACTTGGCCATTATTTACCCCTTTGATTCATCACCTTAGCCATACCACGACCGTAGGTCTTCATCATTTCATTGGTCTTGCCGCCCTTAGCCATTTTCTTGGCGCCCTTATGCATCTTATCCTCGTGGGACTTGACGGCGGACTTGGCGACTTTTTTCATTTGCTCTTTCATGGTAACCCCTAAGTGACTGACACGGTAACAGTGCCAACGCTAATACGTAAGTTTAAATTATTTGGCGTTAAACCGCCATCCCTACTTCCACCAACAGGGGCCCAGCCCCACTGAAACACTCGACTACCGCCTGTCAGATCCCCGTCTACCCCTACACCGCCCACAATATACCCTTTCTCAGGACGGGGGTTGCGTAGCGCTTGTGGGTCATTTACTGGGCGTTCACCTAAAAATACTTGCGGTTGTGGCGGCTCCCAACACTCCGGGCACACCAGTATGTTGGTTTGAGTACGTTTAAACGTCAATGCCTTTAACTGTTTTAGCTTGAAACGCTGCCCGCACCGATCACATTCGGCTAGCGCGTGCCTACCGGAGGCGAACTGATTAGGCATTTAAATCCCCTGCATGTTCTGGGTACCTTTGCAAGTACACGTCTTTCCAGTTTTCTTTGTGGTGCCGTTTTGCGTTCGATATTCTTGCGGCTTTACGCCGATTATCAATTTGTTCTGGCGTACATTTGTAGCCTTTATTGAACGCCCTTCCAATCCTTGCCTCTACTGCTTTCCTTCTGTACTCAGGGTCTTCCCAAAGCGTTTTTGTTCTTAGCGCTCTTTGCTTTCGCTCTTCGTCCGTCATTGCGGAATTGATTGCTAATGTCATTTTCTCACGTTTCGCAGCGTCCGCCCAAGATGTTTTTGACTGTATTGAAACTTGTGCACGATATTCTTTCGATCTCGGTGGGTGGATTACCGTAAATCCATCTGCATAGCGCTTCCTCACAGCAGCTTGCGCCCGTTCCCGCCATTGCTCAGGTAGTTTCTGCCCTCTCTGCACCGGTGAGCTTGCAGACTTTGACCCATTAAACACGGGGGCTAGACCGTCAATAAATCGCTGCTCATACATTAACAGGTTTAACGGATCACATATAACCAAAACCTCAATCGTTAAAGCGTCTTGCCCATGTTTGTCAAACACACGCTGCAAATACGGAGAGTGGTGAGCGCCCCGAACCAGCAATTGGCGATGCTTATTAGCTCGAGTTTTGATGTTTATTGACGACCCAATATACTCTTTGCCGCTTGCTATATGCTTGATAGAATAAATACCGCATACGGCAAGGTCTGTTTTAATAGACATTATCTACCAATCCTAGGCACAAAACGGATCGGTGCTTTTTCCCTGTCTTCACTTGAAGCCATATCTAGCTGTTGCTCATAGTCCATCTTTAACTCTGCGCGGCGTCCGGGGTCTACCGATACGATTTTCATCGACAGGTAATACGCAAGTCCTGCAACCATGCAGTTTAGGAAACGAAACGGAATGTCCATCGTTTGCGTTCCACTGTTACCAGCATCCTGAATACGGCGTAGCCGCCAGTACGCAAATGTATAAGGCTGGGATTGGTCAGGGGTAGGCCATATCGTAATCTTAGGGTTGTCCCTCAGTCGCTGAATCCATACTTGGATTGGTCTACCCTGCACGTTCTTGTTGGGGATCGTGGCGTATGTGGGTTCTGCGATGCGACTAATGTTGATGTCGGTTTGATTTTGCCCGGTGCCTGTGCGGATCACCATATCCATTAGGTCAATCGTGTCTGCAGGGATGTCATACGTAGACTGCCCCGGAATAAGCGTCACTGAGCCTTGGTCGATCGTCCACAAATTAATGCCACGATTAGCCCACTCAACGGTTAACAGATTCAAAGACCGGCGTGCTGTACGCAAGTCATAACCCGTGCGAAGCTCCGCACCACAACGCTCAAAGGCTTCTTCTACAAGGTCGGCAATATCTAAATTAAACGTAGCGGTGCCGGATGTTGTCATTTTCTGTATGCCTTAACTTTGCTTGCGATCTTTTTTGGCTGCGCCACGAACTGCTTGCCTTTCTTATTACCCGCCGCTTTTGCCTTATTGGTAGCAGCTTTTTCCGCTGGGCTTAACGCGCTCCATGCTGCATCAGGTAAGTACCGCTTCTTTCCTTTTGACGGCGAACCGTCTGAAGTGCGCCATTTCTGCTCACCCCATTTTTTCAAGGACTCTTGCGGTTTCTTCACTTATAGGCCCCGCCGGATTTTTTATATTGCTGAGCTAACATTTGTGCCTTACGAGCTGACCACTGCCCCGGATCACCGCCTTTACCACCGGCTTTGATGCGCTCAAACAACCCTTTACGCATACCGGGCTTAGTGTAGTTACCAGCTTCGTTCACGCGGGACTTCGTCTTGCCACCCTCGGCGTACATGTCGAACTTATCACCGTCTTTACGCGTGCCCACTTTAGGCATTTTGCTTGGATTGATAGCCCCCATACCGCGTGAGGATCTCATTACACGAACCGCCCTTTGGTTTTGCCTTTTACAGCGCAACCGTCAGCACGTTTAGACGCGGAACCGACCGTACCACCCTTGGCTTTCTTGACGGTTGACTTGCTCTCGATGCCGAGCATATCTTTAAGCGCCTTAAACTTTTCTTTAACGAACTTTTTAGGGGCTTCGTTTTCCTCGCGTTCCATGTCTTTAGACGCTTGACGCTCTTTCTCTTCTTTACGATCCATCAGCGTGTTCTGTGCTTCTTGGGGGATCTCACCACCGTCTTTATATTTTTTCATAGTTACACCGTCTTACACTTGGTTTTACCTTTTTGCGCGACACCGTCAGCACGTTTTGAAGCGTTACCGACCGAACCACCCATGGCCATTTTAACCATTTTACCTTTGGTTTTGCCTTTGGACTCGACGCCACCACCCTTAGCCATTTTACCTTTACCATCAGCCGCAAACGAAGGAACCTTCTTGCCGTCTTTCATAACCATCGGCATACCGCCCATTGCCATCTTTTTAGTGCCTTTTGTTTCGTGTTTCATAATTAACCCCTAAAGTATCCGATTACATATCCAATGATTGCCGTAGCCCCACTAACCGCGCCACCAATCCACATAAGAGCTTTCCAACCGCCTTCAACCTTATCCATCTTGGTATTAATAGACTGCAGTGTCTTCTTAATCTCGTCCATGTCCGACACCATCTTATCCATATCGCTTTGTAGATGTTTGATGTCGTTGGCGTGGGTTGCTAACTCACGGGCGGTTTGAATTTGGTCGTCCATATCAGCACTTCCACCGTTTAAGACTTGCCGCCTTGCGTGTAGGCTTTTTATACATGGTAGCGCCCTATAATTTCTCCTGACTCACGCATAGCTGATAACTTTGCTTTCGATAAAATTTGCATTGCACTATTGCGTGTTTTATCTACTATACACGGGTGTAGGCGACCATGTGCTACGGCTGATAAAACACGCAAATTTGTGTAGTGGTTGTTCTGGTGATCACCGTCAATATGGTCTACCTGAGCGCCTTCATACAACTCCCCAACAAAAGCCTGAGCTACAAGACGATGAACTAAGAAACTTTTACCAGGCACCGTACGTACAGAACCGTCTCTTAATTTAATTTCTATGTATGGCAAAGTACGACCACATGCGCTACGCTTTTTAGGTTGGAGGCGCATTATTTTTTCTGGTATAGGAACCATGCACCCAGATTTTCCACGGCGATACCTTTGCACGGATTTAACTCGCCCATGGTCACTGACTTCATACATTCCTGCGTACCCATGTACGGGCACCCAACGTTCAGTTAGCATTTCCATCTTTTCCTCGCGGCATTCAATCTACTATTTGGGTCTTTAGCGGCTTCTGGAAACATCTTGGCTTGCCCAGCGCTTCTTGCACAAAATGATTTTTTACGAGGGCCACCTTCTGGCTGAGGAGCCTTTAGGTTGGACCCGGTGGCTTTGTTGTACTTAGCTCTACCTTTCGCGGTTAAGCCTGCCCCTTGCTTTGTAGGAAGCTTTTCACCACGGCCTACGGCAAGGATAGGTTTCTTAGCCATAGAATACAGTGACCGCGTTAATGTTTGTCATAACTGCGTACACCATATTGGGAGCTAGTAGCCCTTCACCGGGAATCATAAAGTAGTTGGTGTAAATGTCCTGAGCGGTTAACTCAAGCGTGACCAACCATCTTCCGGTAGTGACATACCGACAAGCCGCACCAGTAGTGATGGTAAATGAATTAGGGCAAGTGATCGTGAATGTATTTGGACCTGTTACCGTAATAACTGGGTTGCCACATGTAGCAATACCACCCGTGCCTCGGGCATAAGCAATCCCAATTTGCTGTCCGGTCGTTAAACCATGAGCGCTTTTGGTGATTGTGATGGTGTTGCCGGATTGTCCGTATGTTGCCGCTATAGGCGCAGTTGGAGTGGCAAATAAATCAAGTTGCCCTTCGATGTCTGTGCCCTTGACGGAAATTGATTTTACCCGCGAACGGTTATTGAAAACAATAAACCCGCTTTGGCCTAAGTGCCCGCTAAGGACATCAGTTTGCATAGTCATATCTAGCTCCTAAGATTGAAGCTATTAACCTGCGGAAACAGTAACCGTGCCAGCGTTGTTCCACAAAGCCCCAACCACTTCAGGGTCAGCCGCTGGGAGAATGATGTAGCCCGTCACGTTACCTGTGACATTACCAACCACATTGCCTGTGGTTGCACCGACAAACCCAGCGGTTGAGGTGACTGGGCCGGAGAAGGTAGTTGAAGCCATTAGAATTCCTTTGTAAATGCAGTACTTCGTCCTATAGTCTCTGCATCGTCCGCTGGGGCGGTCTATAGGACTGGGATTCCCCAGTGTTAGTGTATTTATACTCTGTTTTTGAGCACGAAGCAACTAAAAT